TCAAATCCAATTAAATTTTTTAAATCATTATTAACAAGGGGGATACCCATATTTGACCTAAACTTATTAATATCTTTGTTTAATTCATCAACTTTATTACCCAAACTATCATAAAAACATAATTTTTTTTTATTGTTTCTATATAACACAACCCAGTGTCCGCTTCGTGGTTCATATTCATATAATATAATAGTTTGTTTATAGTTTCCTAACATTTCATCAACATTCCTATATTGTTTTATTCTTGAATAGGGGGTTATATCACAAGTATTATTTAATAATTTTATTAACTCATCACCATTCATTTTTTCACTTATATTTTGTTCCAAATCATTAATAACTTGTTCTTCCATTCTGTCCCTTCTGTCCCTTCTGTCCATTCTTTCACTCATGATATTTAAAGGGTATTAATTATTATTTTATATTATTAATTAAAGGATGAATAATATTTTTATATATAGAGTATTTTTTATTTTTAATACCCCTATTTTTATGGAAAATATAATTCATTTTCAGTTAATACATAAATAGGATATGTTTTACTTATTAATACCCATCTATCTTTATGTTTTAATATTCTATCTATTTGTTCTTTATTTAGTCCCATATAAGTTTTCAAATAAGTTCTAATACCATAAGTTCCACTTGAATTAGGATATATTACAATAGAGGTGCTTTCATTTAATATTCTTCTTGTATCTTTGTAATTATTAATTAAATGTGATGTAATAACCATTTTTGAATTGGAATGTCTGCCAGTTTCTAATAATTCATCTCGTAAATTGTTTAATAACCCAGATATATATTTATCTTTTATAGTATCAGTATCATCAAATATAACAAAAGTATTTTCAAAATCATCAATAGTTAAGTCTTTAAGTTCATTATTCAATTCTACTTTAGTATAGTCTATTGTATCTAAAGAAGGGTCATCTTTTATCGGTGAAAATAGAAATACCTCGTCTTTTTTATAGAATTGTAAAGCATTATGTATCCATTTAGAAACAAAAATAGATTTACCACTTCCAGATGGTCCAGCAATATATAATACACTTCTTAAAGTTTTGTCAATAATAGGAATAATTTTATCTCCATTACTGACAATATTATCTATTTTATTATCTGTTTTTTCTAAATTAAGGTATATATCTGTTTCAATACCTTTCTTTTTTTGTATTGTTGCTATAAGTTTATTCTTTTTGCCATTTGTCTTTTTTTCAAAAGTAAAACTCATTCTATTTTTATTTAGTTATTTTATCTTTTTATTTTAAATTAAACATTATAAAAATATATATTAATAAATAAAAAAGTAATGGAAATCCCAGTTGGCCCACAAGGAAGTCAAAATATCAAGGTATTAGACCCAAGAGCTGATGTATCAGGCGATATGATTAAAAATCATGTAATTTTACAAGGTGGTCGTTTAACTACTCAAAGTATTATTACATCGGATAGTTGGGGTGCTGTTAATACTCCAATTGTATCAAATGTTAATTTCACTATTAACCCACCATCAACTACTACAATCATCGATAGACACATTATGGTAAGATATAATGTAAGACTAATTTTTACAACTAATGGGGTTATTCCAAATCCTCTTGATGTGGTTTTACCGCAAAGTGATACTAATCCCGGTATGAATGGTCTCCGTCAATTTCCCATGAGTTCCATTATTGACACTACGACAATTCAAATTAATGGTGAAAGTATTAGTGATAATACAAGTGATATTCTACATCCTATGCTTCAATACGGCATTACTAATGATGCTATTAATAGTTATAATTCTTGTAGTCCAACTATGCCTGACCAATTTCAAACCTATTATGATTGGGTTGAACAAGGTAATAATCGTAATCCTCTTGGTAAATATGGTGATAATGTTGTTGTTGATACTCGTGGGTCTTTTGAACAAGTTATTAGTGGTGTGATATCGGGAACACAATGCTATATTGATTATGTAATTACTGAACCTTTATTTTTAAGTCCGTTTTCAAGTGGGTTTTCAAGTAAATTAGAACAAGGTTTTGTTAATATTAACCAGATTACAATTGATTTACGATTTAAATCTTCTTCACAAATTGGTTATATTTGGTGTAATACTCCAAGCACTCCAGTTGATGCCACAGATGATAATTATGCTATTTTAGGATTAGAAGTTCAATTTACTGCTGCGCCTACTCTTCTAATTACTTATATTAGTCCAGATATCACACAATCCATTCCTCCCGTTCAAATTCTTAACTATTCCAAACCATTAACATTTAAAAAGAATGTTGGTATTTTGGCACCATTTGCTACTTCAACATATATTAGTGATAGTATTAAATTAGCACAAATTCCTCGTAAGATGTTTTTATGGGTTGCTGAAACTCCCGGCTCTCGTCTATCTAAAGCGCCTGGATATCCTACTCTTAATGCTCCTTGGGAGTATAATGATGCTTTTTGTGTTTTAGAGAATGTGTCAATTCAATGGGCTAATCAGACTGGTCTTGTTTCTAATGCTCCTAAACAAATGCTATTTGATATGTGTAAAATGAATGGTCTTCAACGTTCATATCCTCAATTTTCTAAACATACTGGTTCTGTATTCTGTATTGAATTTGGCACTCAAATCGGTCTATTAGATAGTGAGGCGCCTGGTGTTGTATCTCAAGCACAAATCCAAGTTCAATCTACTTGGAAAAATGTTTCTCCTTATTCTAAAAATATGACTTTATATATGATGTTTCTACTTGAAGGCACATGTTCTATTACTGAAAATAGTTGCCGTTGCTTACTTGGTAATTTTACCCCTCAAGATGTATTAAATGCTAAAAGACAACCAGAAGCAACAACTATGGATTATAGTGATTATAATGGTGGGGGTCAATTCTTTACCAATCTTAAAAACTTCTTTAAGAAATTAGGTGGTTTTACACATAGAACATTACAAGGCCCTATTGGAACTGGTCTTCGTGCTGCCTTCCCAGAATTTAGTCCTTTAATTAGTGGTGTAGATAGTGTTGCTAAATTTGCCTCTGGAAGTGGTCGTCGTCATCGTCTTCGTTGAATAATAATAAATAATATAAACATAAAAAATCTAAAATCTAAATGGAAATGGAAATTAATATGAATGAAATGAGTAAATTGATAAGAAAAGATAGACCTAATATTACTAATTCTTCTATTAAACAATATATGACTAATTATAATATGTTAAAGTCATTATTACATATAAAAGATGATAATTTAGATATATTTAAAGATGTTGATAGTGTAATTGAAACATTAGAAACAATTAATAAAATTACAACTAAAAAGAATTTAATAACAACTATTATTGTATTATTAAAGGCAAAAAAATATTCTAATGGATATATTGAAAAATATATTAATAAATTAAAATTATTAAATGATGAATATAAAAAAAAATTAGACAACCAAGAATTAACACAATCTCAAAAAGAATTATGGGTAGATTATGAAGTTATAATAGAGTTGTCTAATAAATTATTAAAAGAAGTTAATGAATTTAAGAGTAATGAAATATTAGACCAAAAACAAACAAGAACTTTAATGGATTTGGTAATAATAAGGTCATATATTATATCACCAGCAAGAAATGCCTATAGTGATATGAAAATTGCTGAGGAGGAAGATGATTTAAATGATAAACATAATTATATTTTATTAGATGAATACGGAACCCCAAAACAATTTATATTTAATGTATTTAAAAATGTAAAATCATTAGGCCCAAGAAAAGTTAATATAGATAGTGAAACTGCTAAAATATTTAAATTATGGTTAAAACATAATACAAGTGGATATTTTCTAATTACATTAAGAGATGAACCCATGTCAAGTAATTATTTATCACAATATTTGTCAAGTATGTTTAACAAATATATAGGAAAACCTATTTCATCAAGTATGTTAAGACATATTATTATTTCATATGATTTAAGAAATACACCAACAATAAAGGAAAAAGAAAAAACCGAAGAAGAAATAAAAGATAAATATCAACATTCTGGAAGTATGAACCAATTATATCGTAAAATACATTAATATATATGTATAATTCATAATGTTTTTTTATATTAAAATGTCAAATATAGGTATGTAATCACATTTAATATTTTCCCTTGCGGTAAGGGGGCTGAAAAATAAAATATACTCTATATAAAAAAAAATATTATCAGTAATAATACCAAAGGAAGTAATAATAATAATTATAATATAACCACTAAAACAATATTATAAAAATAATTATTTTATAATATAAAATACATGTCTTCTTTTCTTAATGATACAAGAATTAAGAGATGGATGAAAATAGGTGCTAAAGAGGCAGTAATAGAAGACTTAATTATTACTGATACACTAATATTACCAGGCGACATAATATTGACTGATATTACTATTGCTAATCAAACAAATGTAGGGGAAGTTAATATTGGTTGTCTTGATAATAGTAGTTTTAATTTACAAACAGCAACAAATGGAAATGATGGTGAAGTATTAAAAACTGATGGAAATGGTATTTGTTATTGGGGGACTGGTAATACTCCTGGTGGTGGAATTGTATTTAATGGGACAACCCCTATAGCAGAACCGGGACATCATACAACTATTTCAGTTGATGGGTTAGGATTAAATTTATCAAAATTAATAGAAAATACAACTGAATTAAATATGGGTGCTTTAGATATAAAAAATGCTAATGTTATAACTTGTTTTGATGTTCAAACAGACGATTATTTTAGTTTAAACCAAGAATTACAAAAGATTGAAAATTTTGAAGAAGCAGATACTGGATTAACAAAAGTTGTAGGGACTATAGAAGCAGATAGTGTTAGTGCTAACTATGTATTTAATAAAGATAATGGGTCTAATTTTATTGAAATGCCTAATAACCAAGATGCTATTAAAGTATATACAACTGATTTTTTATTTAATGGAGAACAAGTAGCAACAATAAATGATATACCCCCAAGCAATCCATTTAATCAAAATTTAAATACATCTGATAATGCCATTTTTTCAAATGTTTCTTCATATGATGAAAGTGGGGTTTTACAATTTAGTCAGTTATACCCTAAATCAATTCAAGATTTAAATATTGGCACTTTAAATACAGATATTTTAAGACTTGGTGGCGAGGGTGTTTTTATAGATAATGGTAATTTAGTTGGTGTAAATAATGTAAGTTCCACAAGAATTTCAGCAGACTTATTATATCCAAAAACATTATTGACATCCTTTATTGATTTATCAGTTGATGAAAATATAAAAGTTAATACAAGTAATTTTTTATTAAATGGTATTCAAATAGCAACAATAGATGACATACCAGCACAACAAACATTTCAAGATGTATATAATTCATCACCAACACCCGCATTAATTACTTTACTTGATTTAAAAAATATACGATATGAAGGTGAAGATGGGACGGGTTTAGTAATGGAAATTGATGGCGATTTTGGAGTTGTTAGAATGCCAATTATAGAAACCAACACAATACGAAAACAAAATGCTTCATTAGATAATATACTTGTTGAGGGTGTTGGTTTAACGGCAAATAATTTTACAAAACAAGGCGGGACATCATCACAATATTTGATGGCAGATGGTTCAACAACAACAGCAACATCTCCAGCAACATTTCAAGACATATATGATAATTCAGCAAATCCAGTTAATGTATCTTTAGTTAATAATAAATCAATTAATTTTATAAATTCAAGTAGTGTTGTAGCATTTAAAATTTTAGCAACTGGTGCTAATGTTCGAGTTGAAGGGGATAATGCCCGTTTTGAAAATTTAGCAACTCAAACATTAGCACCACTCTCGGGTGATGTTATTGACATATTGGGAAATACAGCGATGAAAACAGATAGAACAATATTTACTGAAAACCAAGAATTTATAACAAAATCGTATGTTGATACTAATGTGGGTGCTATAACTCTTACAACTACTGGGACTGGTGCTCCAATACTTAATGATAATACTAATCCATCATTTTCATTTAGGTCTTTAAAATCATCTACTGGTAATGATAGGATTGATATTACAATTACTGGGACTGGTGGGTCAGAGATAACATTAACAAATCCAAACCCCGCGAGTGCTATTGCTATAACTTCAACAGATAACAATTTATTAGGTGTTGTTAATACTAATCCTACTTTTTCTCTAACACCTAAATATACTTATATGATGACATTTGCGGGTAATAACACTACAACAAACACAGCCCAGTGGTTTATCCCATCAACATTAAGAAGTTCAACAACTAGTGCTACTCAATCAATAACAAATCAATTAGTTGTGCCAATAAATAGTGTTATTG